AATGGCAATGACAATTAACATAAGAGAAAAGAAGGAGGCTGCAAATGGTAACGCCGTATAAGCCACTTTACACTATCAAAGATGTATCTGAGCTGATAGGATGCAATCCGGGATTTGTGTATCAGCTCGTAAACACAAAAGAACTCCCTTGCCTGCTTATTAATGGCAAGAAGCAGGTAAGGGGAAGCGACTTAGAGAGGTGGATAGAAAACCACCCAGTAATGGAATAAAGCCACATTTATTTAATGTGGCACTTGGGATATGGAGGCGCCTGGGGCGCAACGATATTTAAACCTCTAAAAATATTATTTCATGAACCAATTACATAAAAAATTTAACCCCCATTACTAAGATAACTCAACCGGTTCGAATCCGGCATATCCCACTCTTTGCAAAGAAAGAAAGGAATAAGAATGAAAGAACTCATAGCTAATATCTGCTGTAAGTTAGTCAGCAGATATAAAAAGAAAAAATGCAGATGTAAATGTTGCGAATACTACAAAGTATGCGATATTTCAACATTTAAAGAAAGGAAAAACATATGAAAGTAAAGCTATACGACATCATCATTGGAGCATGGCTACTGTCTCTTATAGTAGTCTATGTCCAACTGAAAAATGACAAAGAAGAGATGAATATATCTGTTCAGACATCTCAAACGGAGCAGATGGAAGAGCTGGAGATAGAACCGGCTACACTAGAAGTTGTAAAGACTGAAAAGCCACACATAGAAAAGCTGGAAGACGTAAAACTGAGCGCAGAAATGCAGCAGTGGATAATGTCATATGCATTTGAAAGACATATATCCCCATTCATTGTATTTGCAATCATAGAGAAAGAATCAGATTATGATGCAGATGCAGTCGGAGACGCCGGAGAAAGCATTGGCCTGATGCAGATACAGGAAAAGTGGCATCAGGAACGAATGGAAGAACTGGGACTGTCCGATTTATGGGACAGTCAGCAAAATATACAGGTAGGAATTGACTACCTGTTGGAGCTGTTGGACGAAAACCCCGACATGGAATGGGCTTTAAATGCATACAACGGTGGTCGGGCGTATGCAGATAGAAAAAAGGACACGCATACGGAATATGCCACGTATATTCTGATGAGGGCAGCAGAACTGGAAAAGGAGTGGTGGCAGTGATTTTTGTCGAGGACCAGATAGGCAGGACACAGCAATGCCTGTATCTTGCAGAAGTAGCAAGTGTGCAGTCTGCGACAAGAGAAGTGTTTTTTGATGTCGTGGCTGTTGGATATGACGGAATAAGACGGACAGTGCTCTTTTCATTTAATACAAGAGAAGAGCAGCACAAAAAGTATCTGGAATTAAGAGAAGAATATGATGAACAAGTTGACAGAGAACTTGAAAGAAGAGACATAAAAAAATGAGATGATAGATTTCTCTATCATCTCAAACATTATCACGAAAGTGATAAATCAAACACAAATGTATTATATGTCATTTTCTTAAAAAAGTCAAGAAAAACAGGGGAACCAAAGCCCCTTTCACAACTTGATATTCATATTATTTTTAGAATAAAAAGGAAGATGACAATGCCATATTTGAAAAAAGTAATAAAGTTTAAAAATTCAATAGAAATAGAAAAAGTTTTTTCAGGAAAATATGGGTGGAAGGGAAAGCCACAGAAGAAGAGGACACCCACTCCGGAAGAAATGAAAGTGATAAACAGAAGGCAGGCAATAAAAAAGCTGAGGTGGAAGATAAAAGCGAACTTCAACGAGATAGACGACTATCATTTAGTCCTGACATATAAGAAAGACCAACGTCCAGATGCGGATGAAGCAAAGAGACGTTTGAAAAATTTAATACAGAATGTAAGACGTCAATATAAGAAAAGAGGACATGACCTCAAATATATTATAGTGACGGAATACAAAAACAAGGCGATACATCATCATCTTGTCATAAATGGCATATCGGACACTATGAAGTTGATATGCCACTACTGGAAGTACGGACATCCGAACTTCACTCCGCTTTATGAAGAGGAGAGCTTGGGAGAACTTGCAGAATATCTTGTCAAAGAAACGGACAAGACATTCAGAGAGAAAGTACATCAAAAACAAAGATACAGGTGTTCAAGGAATCTTGTAGAGCCGGATATAAAAGTTGAGGTTGTCCGGGCGAACACATTTAGAAAAAAAATAAAGCCATGCGCAGGCTATTACATAGATAAACCAAGCATAGTAGAGGGTATTAACGAATTCGGATACCGCTACCAGTTTTATACGATGGTAAAAATTAAAAAATTGGAATGACGTTTTTGACGTGGAAAAATCAACGAAAACAGAAAGGAAGATTAAAGTATGAAGTATGATTTTGGAGAATTTGAAAGCAGCAAAGAATTAAATAAGGCAGCAGCAGGGCTGAAAGAGGAGGGAGACACAAAGTCACTCTATAAGTTAGCTGCCGAAAATGGAATCGACGAGGACGATGTAACGGATTACATCAATGGAGATATTGACGAGCTGAGCAATGATTTGTCAGCAGCGCTTGGAAAATTACAGCTCGAAGAAAAAGAGCTGAATGCAGAGGAAATAATGAAAGACTGGATAGAGTACATCCGGTATTTATGTATGGAAAGCGATGAGATATGTCGCAATGTGAAAAAGTCAAAGAAGTCAGTAAAAGGCTGCATAGGCAAATTGCTTGAATGGAGCTTCAAGAACTGCAAAGATGTGAACGAAGACATTAAAAAGGCAGCAGGAGTTACGAAGCAATGTAAGCTCGGAATACCTGGAATGAGAAGAGCAAAAGAAATTATAAAAAAATACTATGAGGAGTGATGACAAATGCTTAGAAAAAAGGACATTTTAAAGATACCATATTTGGCCAAACATATAAAAAGCGGATATGAATATGGAATAATGGCTGAACAAGTCAGGGAGATTCTTGTGTGCGACTGCTATTTTGCCGACTCTAATATTCCAGAAGTAAGGATTGTATTTGACGATAAAAATTGGATAAATTATCATCCTGAGACAAAAGAATGGTCACACAAAAAAGTCAAAGATCAGTACTGGCGCAATAACTTTGGTCCAACAGGAGACAATGGTATCTATATATCTGATAAAAGCAAGACAGCAATTGAAGAAATGACTGGCCGGAAATCTAATCAATACACAAAAGGAATGTCATATATTGGAGATATTCAGGAAAAGTACACAGGCAGAGTAAAAGATGAAAGAGCAAGAAGGATTCAGGATAATATTAATACGCATATAGAAAAAGTTAGAGATAAGCATTCTAAAGGCTTCGAAGAGTGGGCTAAAGACTACATCTACAGACATACAGATAATTACACGTATTACAAAAACAAAGGAACAAAGGCAGAGATGCAGTGCTCGATATGCGGTCACTTTCAAATAAATAAAATCGGCGAGGACTTTGGAGAGATCACAAAGCCTTACGCGGGGAATTTAAAATATTGTGAGCATTGTAAGAAAACGACCAGATACAAGCAGATAGGACGTGCCAGAACAGAGCGTGTTGTAAAACATTTAAACGATGCGATAACGTACGAAGATGGGCTTTGCATTAAAGTCGTAAAGATAGTAAAACGAATAGCTCCGGGACAGGCAGAAGAAATTGAGATGAGCGACGAGATATGTTATTTCTTCGAAAAAGACTCGAAAAAAATGATAAAAGCATATAACTGGGGAGCCTATTTTCATGAAAACAATTGGAGGTCAGTCGGATACTATGGATGCCTAGGAGTTCCCGGCGGAGAAGAGATGTCGCCCGGCGGAAAGGAAGAACTAGGAAAAAGCCATCTGAGATATGCAAATTATACAGAATTCAAAAAGAAGACGAAGACGTGGTTAGATATCGTTAAATATTTAGAAGCATATTCTAAGCACAGAGAAATAGAGGTGCTGCTAAAAAAAGGCTGGGTACATACGGCTAGAGCAGTAGCAGAAGGCAGCAGTCGTTATAACTATAAAGCAACTAATATAGCGGATTATTTAAAGATAAAATCTCATCGAGTGCAGGAATACAAAAAGGAAGAAGGTAGTGAAGCGATACTTCATATATTACAAATGGAGCGCGAAAAAGACATAAAAATGAACGATACAGACATTCAACGGATACTAAGATATGGGACTACTGCAACATTGGCAAGAATAAAAGATATTATGAAATTTGTTAAATTCAGAAAAATGATGAATTACATAGAGAAACAGGAAAAAACAAATGATACCACAGATGCATTTACGTTCTACAGAGATTACTTAAATATGAAAAGTAAACTGGAATATGACATGACAGATGCCATTATACTATTTCCCCACGATTTAAGAGATGCTCACGATAAAGCAATCGTAGAATCGAACGAAAGAGAAGCAGATATACGAAAAAAGGCAGTGATGAAGAAATTTCCGAATATTCGAAAAAAATACAACAGACTATCACGAATATATTCATATTCGGAGGGCGAATACATCATACGTCCTGTGAAAGACGCGTCAGAAATCATAGACGAAGGACGGATGCAGCATCACTGCGTAGGCAATGACGACACATACTTGAAAAAACATGATAAAGGTGAAAGCTATATTTTGCTGATGAGAAAAAAAGAGAGACCAGAGATGCCGTTCATCACGATAGAGATAAAAGGTGACGAGATATATCAATGGTACGAAGCATATGATAAAAAATATACGAAAGAGACAACACAACCATATCTGGATAAGTATGTTGAATATTTAAAAACAAAGAAATCAAAAAAGAAAGCAAGCTAGGAGGAAAATATGAAAGAATTAAAAGCAGAATTACAGGAATTTGCAAGCTATGCAGATTTTAAAGAGAAGTTAGACAATAACTTCAAAAGACAGGCGAATGACTTCGTGGCAGCAGGCTATATGTTAAAAGTAGCAAGAGACACAGATATATTAAAAGAGTCAGGCTACAAGACGGTTGCGGAATTTGCCAAGGCGGAATATGGCTTTAGCAAAGATATTGTATCAAGATATATAGCCATTAACGACCGATTTTCTGAAAACGGTTACTCAATGGTATTAGCAAATAAATATACAGAGTTTGGCTTTACAAAGTTAGCTGAAATGTTAAGTATTCCGGAAGAGATAGCAGATGAGCTATCTCCGGAGATGACAAGAACACAGATACAGGAAGTAAAGAAAGAGGTAAAAGCTGAACAGGCTGTATCAGATATCGAAGTAATGTGTGAAACGAAAGAGAAAGAGTTCGCAGACAATTTAGAAGCATTTATATACTACTATCTCGAAGACAAAGAAGAGGTATTTAAAGAATTAACAAAGTGTACAAGTATAAAAGCCTTGTTCGAAATTCTTGCACCAGCAGAGGACAACATATTGACTGCCCGAATCCCCGGAAAAGGAAGATATATGTTGCATTTATTGAATTCAGAAAAAGATATAACGTTTATAAGTGTCAGAACGAGAGAGAAAGAGAGCAGAGGACCTGAAGAACTTCAAAAGTTAATAGCATCTATGGTGTTTATGAAAGTATATTCAGAAGTCTATCCTGAAAAAGCAAAAGTTGTACCGGCACAACCGGTGCAGTCCGTAGAAAAATCAACGGAAACCGAAAAAACAGAAGCTAAAACAGAAGTTAAAAAGGAAGAGTTCTTCCCTGAGCCTGTACAGATGAATTCAATATGCTATTCGTGCTTGCATAATGCCTCATGCGGTCAGAAGTCAACTATAACGACAGAATGTAATGAATACATAAATAAAGCAGAAGCAGAAAAGACAGAGGAGCAGAGATACAACGAAGAGCAGGCACGCATTGATAGAGAGACTGCGAAGAAATTAAAGGAAAAAGCAGATGAAGAAAAGATGCAGCAGTTGCCAAGCGAAGCGCAGGAGATAGTACACGAAATACCTATTGGAACGGTTGAATACGACGAGGTAGTTATTAAAAAGACAAAAAGATTTATGCTTCTGAGAAATTATGCTTATAAATACAGAGTTGGAGATACATTAGAGCTTATCGAAATGGCAGCAGGCGACGCAACAGGGCGTAAAGAGTGTGCTGACATAATTTACATACTTGAAGAGCAGACAGGACTTGAAGAGGGATATAGCATCTTAGGAATAGAGATGCAGAAAGGAAATGCGAATGAATAAAGTTATTTTAATGGGGCGACTTACAAGAGACCCTGACGTAAAATATACGCAGCAACAGATGTGTGCTGCAAGATTTACACTAGCGGTAGATAGAAGATTTAAGAGGGATGGTGATCAGCAGACAGCTGACTTTATCTCATGTGTTGCATTTGGTAAGACAGGTGAATTTATCGAAAGATATTGTCATCAGGGTACAAAGCTTGTTGTTGAAGGAAGAATCCAGACAGGAAGCTACACAAATCGTGACGGAAATAAAGTATATACAACAGATGTTGTAGCAGAGAGTGTGGAATTTGCTGAGAGCAAAGCAGCAGGTGCAGGCGGAGAGAGAAAACCGCCTGCAAATGTAGATAGTGATGGTTTTATGAATATTCCTGATGGCGTAGATGATGAGGGATTACCATTCAGCTAGGAGATGATGAAATGACAGAGAAGTTGAAGAAAGGTGGAGAAAATGAGTAAAGAACACGATCTCACAAATAAAGAAATAGATGATTTAGAGAGCATAGTAAGTGACACTTTAGCAAGATTGCGCGAGATGGCAGATAAGCACAAAATTGACAGAAACAGCTTACTAAAATACTATGCTGCTGTGGTAACCGGTATCGCAGAAGCAGCAACTATACAGAATTATGAAACTAACCATACCAATGCTGACAGGATAAGGAATATGTCGGATGAAGAGTTAGCAGAGCTTATTACAAATACAGATTTTGATTGTGCTGATTATTGCGATGGCTTTGCATCAGGTTGTGGTCTTAATTGTGATTATGATTATGATAAGAAAGACAAAGAAGTAGCATTAAAGTGGCTTAAATCATAAGCAGAATAGGAGAAAATTATGGAAGATAGATATTTATTTAAAGCAAAGAGAGTTGACGATGGAAAATGGGTTGTTTGGAATATTTTTAGCGGTTTATACGGTGCTGATATTGATAAATCTACCATCTGTCAATGCACTGGCTTGAAAGATAAGAATGGTAAGCTGATTTGGGAGAACGATATCGTCAATCTTAAAATTGGCAAGGCTATTGTTATCTGGGATAAGGCAGAATGGAGAATTAAGTGGATTAAAGATACTATATGGCGAAAGGATTTACATTTTTGGATTAATGAAGATGATTGGAAAGGTGAAGTTATCGGCAATATTTTTGACAATCCAGAATTATTGGAGGTGTAAATATGACAGAGAGTGAAGCAATAGAGTGGATAAAGGAATTAAGAGATTCAGAAGAAATACGAGAATTTTATTATGCTGAAAATTTTATAAAGGCTTGCGATAGGGCAATACAGGCACTTGAAAAGCAGGTATCAAAAACGAGTTGTGATGTGGATAAGATTGTGGAGCAGTTGCAGCGAGAATGTGACTATTCTTATACAGGTTTTGAAGATTATGCAAAAACACATTTAAATTCTGATGATGAATACCATTATTTAGGACTTCAAAGGGCAATCGAGATAGTAAAGGCAGGTGGAAAATAATGAGTGAATTAAAATCATGTCCGTTCTGCGGAAGTACAAAGCTAAAATTAGTAAAGAAAGCAACTAGATACAGAGGTCATAAAGCCTACGTGGCGTCAATAAGATGTAATTCTTGTCATGCAAGAGGTGGAGCAGTTACAAACTTGACAATTCCTTATGCTGTAAAGGAAGATGTTGAGGCTGAAGCATATAGAAGATGGAACAGGAGGTCGAATGATGGGAAGATTAATTGATGCAGGAAAGGTTTTAAATAACATAAGCGGAATGCTAAAAAGTATGGAAGATTATGATGCTGTAAGAAAAGTGATTAATAATATGCCGACCGCCTATGATGTAGATAAGGTTGTAGAGCAGTTGGACGAATACATCACGAAAATCGTAGGGAGAAAATCAGCATTATATCAGACAGTTATGCAGATTGTAAAGGCAGGTGCTGTTAATGACTAAAAAAGAAATATATACGTGTGATATTTGTCACACTGATTATTTAAATAAGACAGATGCGCTTAAATGCGAGAAAGCACATTGCAAATGTGTTGAAATTAAAGATATGTGCTACGATGCACATTTTAGTTATCCGAACATGATTAAAGTTATCTTTTCAGATGGAACAGCCCATTGGTATAAAAAGTAAAACAAGTGGAAGAAGAAAGAGATAGGAGGCAGTAATGATAAGTACAGAAAAAATCAACGAGATATTAAATATACGTGAAAGTTATGAGCTTCCGGAAAAGCTAATGAAAATCTTACTATCAGAAGAAAGAGAAGAGATCTTCGAAAAATTTCTAGAAATCGAAAGCGACTTATCACGAGATTTCTTTACAAACTACTTTCAGGAGGAGCAAAGCAATCGCAGCAGTCTTATGCAAGATTTCACACCGACAGAGCTATGCACACTGGTTTCAAAACTGGAAAAAGGACAGTTGATAGCTGATATATGTGCTGGAACAGGAGGACTGACTATAGCGGCCTGGAATGAAAATAAAAAATCGACATTTTATTGCGAAGAATTAAGCGGACGAGCCTTTCCAATATTGTTATTCAATTTAGCTATTAGAAAAATAAATGCGATAGCTGTCAGAAAAGACGTATTAGAAGATAAAATATTCGAAAGCTATAAGGTAGAAAATGGAGAAGTGACTAAGATAGAGCAGATAGAAGTAAATAAAGCCGATTTAGTTATATCAAATCCTCCATATTCTGCAAAATGGAATGAGCGAAAAAATAAGATGTTTGACGAATACGGATATCCGCCTAGACAGTATGCAGACTATGCATTTGTCATATATGGTTTTTCAATGTTGAAAGAAACTGGAAAAATGATATACATACTACCGCATGGAGTGCTTTTTAGAGGTTCTAAAGAAGCAACAATAAGAAAAAGCATTATTCAGCAGAAAAAATTAGATGCAGTAATTGGATTGCCTGAGAAGCTATTTTTAAAAACACAAATACCAGTGTGTATATGCATATTTGGAAAAAGTGAAGAAGTTCTATTCATTGATGCATCAAAAGAATTTGACAAAAATGGAAAACAAAATAAATTAAAAAACTTAGACAAAATCATTGAAGCATATCAGAAAAGAAAGGAAACGGAAGGATATTCGCACAAGGCAGATGTTAAAGAGCTTGAAAAAAACGAATACAACTTAAATATTCCACGATATGTGGATACGTTCGAACCGGAAGAGGAGCTGGATATTCTTGAAATCGTTGAGGACCTCGTACAAACACAAAAAGAGATTGAAAAGACGGAGAAGGAACTTATAACGCTTATGTCAGAGCTTACATCGACTGACATAAGGGAACGAAAAAAAATAACAACAGCAGTTGAAAAATTAAAGGAGGTATGGAATACAGATGGATATGAATGTCAAGAAAGTGAAACTGATAGACATAGCAGATGTTAAAAGAGCTGCAAATCAGATTTATAAAAAAGATACCATATACATACAAGTATCAGCGGCGAAAAGGTCAAATTTAAAAATGTTTTACAGACTGGACAAAGATGCGATCCTTGAAAGTAAATACGCGGTTATAATTCCGAGGATAGAAATAGATGCGGAATATCTGGAAAATATACTAGAGATTCACGCAGCAGAGTGGCATCATCGTTATGTCGGCAAATCAATAAATATCCAGATGAGTGCGTTTGATGAGTTTGAACTAGAATATCATACTGATTTGGAAACGCAAGCATATATAAAGTTAATGATGCAAGGTTTTGACACGAAGATACAGAAAGAAGAAAGATTTATAAAAGCGGCAAAAAAGTATAAAAAGTACATGCTCAACAAAATGTTTATATAAAAATAAAGGAGATGATAGCGCTTGCAGAAAGTAACGCTTGAAGTCGAAGTTGAAAAGTATATATCAATAGTTACACTGTCAGTTAAAAGAAATGGCAGGATGATAAAGCGAAGTTATCAGATCATCAGAAATAACGACAGCTTAAATCTTGCACATATCAAGTGTATAAAAGAAGGACTAAGGCATATTATAGAGCCAGTACAACTGATATTTAAGTTAAAAGCAGGGTATATAACAATATCGCTACAGTCCGTGGAAAAATGGAGGAAAAACGGCTTTTTAAACAAGTCAGGAAAAGAGATAAAATATGCAAAAGAATGGAAAGAGATAGCAGAGATGTTATCTGTACACGAATACGAAATAGAATTTAAAAAGGAGGACAAAGAAATTGATTAATTTATCAGAAATGAGTTGCGAGGAAATCAGAGATGCAGCAGTTAAAGGAAAGATAACAGAGCTTGCTATATTGCAGCAATCGTTAATAAGCGTATTAGAAGAAAAGAATATGCTTATTCAGAAAGAAATGGAAATCCGACAAAAGCTAGAGGGGGTGTATTAATGCTACCATGCGAGTATCCGGGCTGTAGAAAACCTGGACAAAAACATCATATCGTATTCAGAAGTCAAGGCGGAATGAATATCAATGTGAATTATAAATATCTCTGCGCAGAGCATCATACTGGAAGCAAGGCAGCAGTTCACAACAATCGTGAATATGATTTACAACTAAAAAGAGAAATGCAGAATACGCTATTTAAAATATTTAGTAAAGATACATATTCGATTGAAGAGATAGCTATGAAGATTGGATACGATAAAAGAAGATTAGAAAAAAGATTTAAAACTGTATCACAAAAAGCAGGAAGATATAAAAGAGAAGATATAGTAAGGCATCTAATGGGTGATAGACTATATTAAGAGGAGGACGAGCAGATGGAAATTAATGATAAAAAGTTAGAAGAGATAGATAAGGTTTATCTTGAAAAATGTGAAGAAATAAACGACTTAAAAGAAGAGATAAGAAGATTGGAGTGTCGGCTTGAACAGCAACAGACATTACAGAAAAGAGTGTACATATCAGGTCCAATAACCGGAGTGATAGAAGCTGAAGAATACTTTAGAGAAGCGGAGCAGAAGATAGAAGCAGCAGGCTTTATAGCAATTAATCCATATACATTGATAAATGGAAGCGGTAAATTAACATGGGAAGAATATATCGATATGGATTTAGCAATTCTAAAAAAATGTAACTGTATCTATATGTTGAACGGCTGGCAGAATAGCCGAGGTGCAACGCTTGAAAAAGAATTTGCCAAAAGACACAACATTCCTGAATTAGTATTTAGCCGATAAGCCAGGAGGAAAAGATGGGTGAAGAAAAAGATATAAAAGTATTAAATGCTGAAAAGATAGGATATTTGTCACAGTATATAAATTTAAAGAAAAGTATAGCAAGACTGGAAGAGCAAAGGCAGGAGCTATTTATAAACAATGTATGTCCGAATATAAATTACTCAGGATTACCAGGCAGCCACGTAAAGAGAGATTTAAGTGACTATATAGTTGGATTGTCGGAGATAGAAAGTAAATTAATAAAGCTAAAGTCAGAAAGATTTCAAGTACAGAAAGAAATCGTTGAAAAAATAGAAGCTCTTGATGATGAGACGGAAAGGGCAGTGTTAGACTACAGATACATAAGAGGACTACAATGGGAAGAGATAGCAGTTAAGATGAATTACAGTTATCGCAATGTGACAAGGATACATGGACGAGCATTGCTTAACTTTAAAATGTAAAGATGTCCGACCATGTCCGAGTCAAATATGGTATAATACAAGAGTAAGAAGTTGGGTAGAACTTCTAAACATATCATATTTAATAGTCCTTTCAAGATGAGCCTTGCATATTTGCAAGGCTCAAATCATAGGAGAAAAAGAATGTTAAAAAGCTGTCAATATTGTGGAAAAATCCACGATTCAAAATTTGATTGTGGAAAAAAGCCAGCAAGAAAATTTAAAAAGAAATTCACAAAGAAAGACGAATTCAGAAGCTCGGCAAAATGGCAACATATGAGAGACTATATTCGAAAAAGAGATAGCAATGTGTGCCAGATATGTGTGCGAAATTTGCATGGAACTATTGACAGATTTAATTTTAAAAACTTATCTGTGCATCATATTGTACCAATTGAGGAAGATTACGATAAAAGACTTGATGAAGATAATCTTATCACACTATGCAGCAGGCACCATGAAATGGCAGAAGCAGGAATGATATCGAAAAACGAGTTAAAACAGATAGTTTTTGAACAAAATGCAAAGAAAAGTGAGCAAAATCGTTTGAAAAATACCCCCCCTACCCCTTTTGGGTAAAAATTTTAGATTTCGATACACCTGACGCGCCACTTTTCTTTACAAAAAATTCCCAAAATGAAAAATTTTCAAAATTGGAGAGAGGAGAGTGGCGCCATGGCAAGACCATCAAAACCATCTTCAGTAATAAAGATGGAAGGTCGTTCACATCGAACGAAAGCCGAATTAGCAAGCAGAGCAAAAGCAGAAGCAGGAATGCTATCAGGCAGAAAGATGAAACGAAGGCCTGAGATTTTGGAAAACGAAGATGCTAAAAAAGAGTATGCAAGAGTATCTAAATTATTAACAAACATTGATAAAAACGATGCGCTTTACGAGGCAGTAATTAATAGATACTGTATCATCTTTGCAGAAGAAAAAGACTTAGTAAGGCGACGTGAAGAAGTCTGGAAGTTAGCAAACAAGTTAACAGAAGATATGGAAAGTTGTCTTGAAAAAGTGTCAAATTCGGATGCGATAGATATTCGAATGGAGTACACAAGACAAATTAACGTGATGCTTTCAAAAATGCTTGAAATTGATAAGATGATAGAGAAGAAAAGAAAAGCATTGATGGATATTGAGAAGGAGAATGTCATGACGATAGCTTCTTCTCTGCGTTCAATTCCGAAGAAACAAGAATCAAAAACAAGTGCGCTTGAAAAAGCACTTGGAGGTGTCGGCTAACGATGAATGCGATAGAGTATTGCGAGTGGGCTTTGCAGAGCAATAATAGAAAAGTTCCGCATTATGTCAAACTACAATGCCAGCAATGGCTTGATATAGTTGACGATAAAAATGAAGAAGCATTCTTTTCGCTTGAAATGTATGAAAAAGTTAATAAGATACTACATCTGATGATTCATCCGGATTTGCAAAAACCTCTCGATGAATCGTTGGAGTCGTATGAGATGCTTCTAGTTGTTGCCATCTTCTGCACAAAGTGCAGAAGTGATGATAATGTAAAATATTATCAAACGGCGATTCTGAAAATCGCACGTAAAAACTTTAAGACATTTATATCAGCAGTAATATTTATTTTAATGATGTTGACAGAACCTCGCTTTTCGAGGTTCTTTTCAGTTGCGCCAGATTTAAAACTATCAAAGGAATTACAGGTCGCAATAAAGAAGATTATTAAATCTTCCCCAGCATTAAGCGACGAGCTAGAGCCGGCATTTCAAACATTAAGAAGTGAGGTAAGATGTCTACTCACAGAAAGTGAATACACACCACTCGCATATTCGGAAGATAGAATGGACGGTAAGTTACCGACGGCGTTCCTTGCTGATGAAGCAGGAGCAATGGACTCATATCCGGTTGAGGCTATGCGCTCCGGACAGATAACTCTGAAAAACAAGCTAGGAATAGTCATATCGACAGAGTATCCGGTTGACAACAACGTTATGATTGATGAAGTTGATAAAGCGAAAAAAACGCTTGATGGATTAAGAGATAATAAGCGTTTATTTGCTTTAATCTACGAACCAGACGACGAATTACGAAAAGGTGATGCGTGGCAGGAAAACGACTTATGCATATATCAGAGCAACCCGGTGACGGTCGATAATCAATATATTCTGCAAGCAATACAAGATTTGCGAACAGATGCGGTTATGTATCCGAACAAACGAGAAAACTTTCTGTGCAAGCATCTCAATATTAAATATAAGTCGCTGGGAGTTGAAGGATATATCGAGATTACAAAGGTCCGAAATGGAAAGATTCCTCGAAATGATGAATGGTGGAGAGGAAGAAGAGTCTGGATAGGACTTGACTTGTCAATGTCAGGCGACAATGTGGCGGTGGACATGAAGACATATGAAGGCGCAACGCTTGAAGATGCAATCTTATATACAAGAACGATGGGCTTTATTCCGAAAGACTTAGTGGTTGCTAAGTCAAAAAAAGAAGGAGTGGACTACAGAAGGCTCATTGAAGAAGGGTGCTGCATCGCTTGCGGTGACGAAGTCATAAGCTATTTGAGCGTTGAAAACTATGTATTAACACTTGAAGAAAAGCTGGGAGTGCATATCGTACAGGTTGGATATGATAAATGGAATGCGATATCGTCGGTTCAGAAATTTGAAGCAGCAGGAATTGAATGTGTGGAGATAAAGCAACATTCAAGTGTGCTGCACAGTCCCACAAAACTTCTGAAAGAGAAGATACTAAGCAATAAATATTTTTATGAAGAAAACTTGATGCTTGAAATAAACTTTCAAAATGCAAGATGCACAGAGGACACGAATAAGAACAAATATGTTAATAAAAAGAAATCATCAGGAAAGGTCGACCAGGTCGTTGGAAATATCAATAGTACATATTTAATTGAGCAGGATATTCTATACGGCCAGACAAACTTTGTCGTACAGGTCGGTTAAAGGAGGCTAAAAGAGAATGTGGCCATTTAGGAAAAAAGAAAAGAGAAGTGCACTAGAGGTTGGAAGCGACAACATTTCTGACTTACTCTTATCAGCTTTACTTGGAAAAGGGACAATAACACGCATAGAAGCATTGGAGATACCAAGCATTAATGCAGCGGTATCATTAGTAAAAGGTGCTATAGCCAGTTTGCCTGTAAAACTTTATGAGAAAAAAGATGGAGTTATCACTGAGATAGAAGATGATGAAAGAGTATCATTGATTAATCGCGATACTAAAGGAAATATGACAGGCTCTCAGCTAAAAAAGGCGATTGTTGAAAATTACCTTCTCGGAAAAGGCGCATACATATACATTGAAAAAGTAGGCACAAAGGTCAAATCACTTAGATTTGTGGAAGATGATGATGTCGCAATATATCACAACGAAGATGCCATATTTAAAGACTACAGCGTGATGGTAAGAGGGGAAAGGTATTTTCCTCACGAATTTATCAAGATACTTCGAAATACTACAGATGGATTTACAAATAAATCTATCATTGATGAATGCAAATTGATGCTGGAAGTCGCATATAACTCGCTTAAGTACGAGAACAAAATCGTAAAAAAAGGCGGAAACAAACGAGGATTTATCACATCGGAATATTCGTTAACAGACGCACAGATAAAGGCATTGAAAAAGGCGTGGAATAGCATGTATTCCAACGACGAGGACAATGTGGTTGTATTAAATAAAGGAATGGACTTCAAGGAGTCATCAAACACATCAGTTGAGATGCAGCTCAATGAGAATAAGATAACTAATTCAGAAGAACTGTCAATGCTGCTAAATGTCAGCAATAAGATGATTAGAGGAGAGGCGACAGATAATGATATTAAGAATTTTGTCAAGTTCTGCATAGTGCCAATTTTGGTAGACATAGAAGAGAGTTTAAACAGAGACTTGCTTCTTGAAAATGAAAAGGAAACACGATACTGGTCGTTCGATACAGCAGAGCTGAATAGAGGTTCGTTCAAAGACAGAATGGAAGGCTACAAGATAGCGCTTGATGCTAATATAATGCAGCTTGACGAAGTTAGAGAAAAAGAGGACCTTCCGGCCCTTGATTTTAACTACATCAAATTAGACTTAAATACGGTTTTATTTGATTTAGATAATAAAACAATATACACGCCAAATACAAATAAGATTCAACAAATGGGAATCGCAATGAAAGAAGGTGAACAGAATGAAAGTGGAGATCAGGAATGACAAGGTAACTATTGAAGGATATGTTAATGCAGTCGAAAGAGAAAGCAGACCTGTCTTGACAGGAAAGGGCCGAGCTAATGAAAAGATTAAAGCAGGCACTTGGGAAAAGGCGTTAAAAAGAGCAAAAGAGGTTAAAGCATTGTTGGACCATAGGGAAGACAGGGAGATTGCATCAACAAAAGATGGCTCACTGATTCTTAATGAGGACAACATTGGACTCAGAGCAAAGCTCGTCACATCAGATGAAGAAGTTTTGAAAAAAGCAAGAGAAGGAAAACTGCAAGGCTGGTCCTTCGGAATGTATGTGCTCGAAGAAAGCTATGAAGATAGAGCAGATCAGCTTCCGCTTCGCGAGGTGTCAGATTTAGACATCTTAGAGGTGTCGGTCATTGATGATGCAATGATTCCTTGCTACTCTGCGACAAGCATCGAAGCAAGGGCAGGCGAAGAAAAGACGATTGAAAAAAGGTCAACAGATTCAAAAGTAACTGTAGAAGAAGACACAGATTATTCGAGCTATGAAAATCGCATCAAAAGCATCAAAAGCGAAAGTTGTACCGGCACAACCTAGGAGGTTGTCCGAGCATCTCGCAGCTATGCGTAAAATAGTAATAAAAGAGAAGGAGACGAAAAGAATGAAAAAAAGAATCTTAGAATTAAGAGCAGAAGACGTTAAAAGTCTTGAAGAACAGAGAGCTGTTCATGTTGAAAAAATGGAAGAGCTTTTAAAAAAAGCAAAAGAAGAACAGAGAGCAATGACGTCTGAGGAACAGACGGCCTTTGATGAAGCAGAAAAGAAGATTAAAGAAATCGACGCAACAATCGGAGCTGAACAGAGAGCTGCTAAATTGCGAAATGTGATTAAAACTTCCCAGGGAAAAAATGCAAAGACTGATGAATCACAGAAGCAGCAGGAGGAAGCTGAAGTAAGAGCTTTCGCTAACTGGATTCGTGGAAAAGTAACGGAAGAAAGAGCCGGAGAAATCCAGATGACGCAGGGAAATAATGGAAGCATCGTTCCAGCAACAATAGCAAACAGAATCATCAAAGCAGTAAGAGATATGGTTCCATACCTGACAAAAGCGGATGTTATAAATACAAACGGAAAACTGTCGATTCCAGTTTATAAAGAGGATTCAACTAATTACATAAACGCGGATTATGTTGATGAAGGAACAGCATTAACTGACAATGTTGGAAAATTTACAACTGTAGATTTGACAGGCTACGTCATTGGTGCGTTATCACTCGTTTCAAATAAATTAGTAACCAATAGTGATATTGACATTGTTAATTTTGTAGTAAATGAAGTAGCGAGAGCTATGTCAGAAAAACTTGAAGAGGAATTTACTATCGGAACAACAGGAAAGATTACTGGGATTACAGCAACCGAAAATGTGATTGAAGCAGCTTCAGCAACAGCTATCACTTATGACGAGCTTGTGTCTCTTAAACATAAGTTAAAGCAGCAGTTCAGAAAAAATGCTGTATGGATTATGAATGATTCAACATATACAGCTATTTGTAAATTAAAAGATGCAAACAATCAGCCATATTTTAAAGATGATGAATACAAGATACTTGGATGCGATGTGCTTGTATCTGACTCTATGCCGGAATTAAAAGCATCAAAAAAGGCAATCGTTTTTTGTGACCTCTCAGGCTATACAATAAAAGGTGCCAAGACAGTTGAAGTGCAGGTTTTAAGAGAGAAATATGCGGACAGAAACATGCTTGGAGTTATTGCATTTTGTGAATATGATGCGAAGATTTCTGATGCAAAGAAGATTTGTGCGTTAAAGATGAAAGCATCTTAGGAGGTGCGAGATGAAAGTTAGAGCTTTAACAAGTTTTAGTGGAAAAGCAATCGCAATGTATAAAGGAGAAGTCAGAGAAGTGACAGATAAGTCACTTCTTAAAGACTATCTTAATGCAGGTTTTATTGAAGAAATATCTTCAACACAGAAAGCGGTGGAAAAGAGTGAAAGTAAGTGAGATTACAAATAAAGACATTGCAGAATATATTAAAATTGATGACTTAGATATAAAAGAAGAAGCAACGATAGAAGCAATGAAAAGAGCTGCTATTGCGTATATAAAAGAATACACATCATGCACAGAAGAGGAATTAGATGAATATGAAGATGTGTATATCGTCGTTTATATCTTATGTCAGGATATGCATGATAACCGAACATTATATGTTGAGGGAAAAGAACTTAATCGAACTGTTGAAACTATATTAAATCTGCATCGAAAGACATTAATCGGATAGGAGAAACTTATGAACGTTAATCCGGGCGAATTAAACAAAAAAATCAAAATATTCGAATATACAGAGACACAGGACCAAGACGGCTATCCAATTAGGCAAAAAAATGCAATTCATAGTGCAAATGCATCATTCAAAAGAATGTCTGGGACGGAAACAGTCAAGGCAAATGCTGATTTTACTACAGAAAAAGTTAGATTTTTAATTAGATACACGAGAAAAGAACTCGACAGAAGAATGCTTGTCGAATACAACAAAAAAGAATATGAGATTGAATACATAAATGACTATGAAGATGCTCACGAATACATAGAAATATGGGCTACCAGAACCGAGGTGGAATAATGGCAAAGGTAAATTTTACAATAGATGATGGATTTTTTGAAATGCTGGAGCATTTGGAGAATGCAGATGAGATAGTTCCACAGGTCCTTGAAGCCTGCGCTCCAATTCTAATTGAAGAAGAGAAAAAAGAGCTACAGCGACACAGACGAAGTGGCTCTCTAATAAATTCAATTAAATCAACTGGAGTTAAGAAAAACGACTGGGGGCACTATTTAGTAGTTAGACCGACCGGAAAAGATAAATTCGGTCAGCGCAACATGGAAAAATTCATATTCTCCGAATATGGGACAAGTAAACAGAAAGCTGATCCCATTCAAAAAAATATTGCTGTAATAACTGAAGCACGCATATTAGAAAAAGCGCAAGAAGCATTCAACGAGGTGATGAGTAAATATGAGCATTAATACCTTGATTATTCAAACATTAAAAGAAGTAATTCCGGATATTTATCCGAATTTCTACTCAGGAAAAAAGAAAAAATATATTGTATTTAATTTAGAAAACTCAAACGGAACAGGATATGCAGACGATACGCCTCAGGCGGAAGACATAAGCATACAGATACACATTTACGTTAAAGACGAATCACCGATTAGATACAAAAAAGAGGTACGAAAGAAGCTATTTGAAGCTGGATTTACATATCCAAGCATAGATATGGAGGACTTTGAAAAAGATACAGGACTACATCATATTGTTCTGTCCTGTGAAATATTAGCAAACACAGACTTAAAGGAGGAATGACAATGCCAGTTATAGGATTAAAGCACCCGGTTGTGGCCAAATATGGCGTCACAGCCGGAGGAGAAGTAGAATATAAAGACGGAAAAGTAATGGCTAAAGCTATTAAGGCAGACATTAAATGGACAAAGGCAGATGCAGTTCTTTACGCAGACGATGACGTTGACGAAGAGTTGAATAGTGTTATTAACGGAACTATCACAGAAGAGATAAATGAGCTTAGCTATGACATGCAGGAATATTTGTTAGGACATAAGAAAGATGAAAGCAAGGAGGGCAACACATTAAATGCGGATGACAACAGCATTTATGTAGGACATGGCTTCTTCGCACCTGTCATAAGAAACAATGTGATTAAATATAGAGCAGTCTGGCTAACCAAAGTAAAATTTAGCGAACCAGACGAAACGATTGAAGGAAAAGGCGAAAAACCAAAAATCCAGTCAATCTCAATCGAAGGCTCTATCAACAAAGATATAAAAGGCGACATCAAAAAAGAGGAAATATGCGACACAGAGGCAGCAGCTATACAGTGGTTGCATACAAAAGCTGGAATATTAGAAGTATAGTTTAAGAGGGAGCAATGCTCCCTCTTTTTAAGAATGGAGATGAAAAAAATGCAGGACATCATAAAAAAGATTAAATTAAGCAAGATAGAATTTGAGGATACTACAGATGAGAACGGAAATGTCGTTGATACGCAGCCAGTTCAAAAAACGAGAGAGTATATGATGATTCTTAACATAAATGTTATAGAAAAATTAGAAGACAAATATGCTTCTGAAAAAGAAAGCGGCATGAAAAACTGGTTAGCGAGAATTTCAGAAAGCGGAGAAGGACAGTATTTAGCTTTAATTGATGCAATTTGCGAAACGATAAATGAAGGAATTCGTTTGGAAAATAAGCATAGAAAAGAAGTGGGACTCACACTAAAAGACAGAATAACAAGGGATGACATACAGCTAAATCTTGTAGAGATGCTTGAGCTAATAACTCCGCTTATTAAAGATTCGCTCGACACAGGCGCAGAAAAAAACTAATTGACCAGGCTATAGAGGAAGAAGAGGAAGAAGTCGGAGAGAACGACTTTATAGCTTGGATTTACTACACAGGAATTGCAAAGCTGAAGATGTCAGAAAGCGATATTGGCGATATGACATTGAATAAGTTTTTTCGCTTATATAAGCAATATAAACGAACATTTGATTTGGAATTAAAAATGTATAAAATTGGAAAGACATATGCAGAGCTTGAATATAAGCCGACAATTGATGACGTAATAAATTTCTAGAAAGGAGGTAAAAATGGCTACAAAAAAGACAGGTATCACCCTTGCGGCCGAGGGCGAGAAGGAGTTTAGAAAAGCACTTCGTGACATTGGAAATGAAATGAGTATTATGCGTTCAGAAATGACGATAGTCACTTCTGAATTTGTAGGGAATGAAAAGAGCGTAGAGGCTTTGACTGCGAAAGGCAAAGTCTTAAACGAAATGTATGATAAACAAAGTGAAAAAATAGAAATGATGAGAGATGCACTCGTCAAGATAAGAGCCGGGTATGGTGAGAACTCTGAAAAAGCGCAAAAATGGGAAAAAGACTTGAAAAAGAATGAAGCAGCACTCGCAAAGACGAAAGCTGAAATCATAAAAAACAACACAGCGATGGAAGAGGCAAAAAAAGCCGGAGACGATATGTCAGATGGATTAGAAAAGGTGGAAGAGTCAGCAAAAAAGGCTGGGGAAGCTACACTTGACATGTCGGATATCATCAAAGGAAATCTCATATCTTCAGCAATTCAAAGCGGAATCGGTGCGATAAAGGACAACTTCTTAGATTTAGCAGGTTCAGCACAACAGGCATCAAATATGTTCCAGGCGACAACCGGAATTGCAGCAGATGCAATGGGCGAATATAACGATGCGATTGAATCAATTTATAAAAATAATTTCGGCGACTCACTTCAGGACGTAGCTGAAAAGATGGCAAAAGTTAAAGAAGTGACAGGAGAAGTTGATGCAAGTGCGTTACAAAATCTAACAGAGTCGGCTATCACTCTCGAAGATACGTTCGGAATGGATATGACAGAGACACTACGAGGCGTTAATGCATTAATGGACCATTTTGGAATGACAGCAAATGATGCATTTGACTTAATCGCATCAGGAGCTCAGCAAGGGCTTAACTATACAGATGAACTTGGAGATAACGTGTCAGAGTATTCGGGAAAATTTGCTGAGGCAGGATATTCAGCAAAAGAATACTTTCAACTTTTAAAAAATGGCGCAAATGGAGGAGCTTATAATCTTGATAAAGTCAACGACGCTATTAACGAGGTAACGACACGTATTGCAGACGGAACGATAAGTGACTCGATGGATATGTGGACTTCTAAGACGCAAAAGACATTTGAAGCCTGGACGGAAGGAAAGGCGACACAGAAAGATGTAATCAACGAAATAGTTGCTGACATCACAGGGGCTACAAGTGAGCAGGAAAAGATGAATCTCGCTGCGAAAGCATTCGGAACGATGGCGGAAGATGGTGGTACGCAATTTATAGAGTCCTTAAGCGCACTCGGTGATTCCTTTGACGATGTCGGAGGAAAAATGGAGGATATTAAGCAAATCCGCTATGATGACATGAAGTCAGATTTAGAAGGACTTGGTCGAACAGTCCAACTCGACATCATAGTGCCACTTTTAGAGACGTTTATGCCGGACATTAAAGATGGAATGACTTTTTTAACGGACAAGGTCGGATGGCTGATAGATCATAAAGACGTACTTGTAGCAGGGATATCGGCAATAGCAGCAGGCTTTGCAACTTGGAAAATCGTGTCAACGATAACAGGTGTCGTAAACGCAGTAAGAGCGTTTCAGTTGGCAAATGAAGGCGCAAGCACAGCACAGGCTATATTAAATGCTGTAATGCTTGGAAATCCGGCGGTGTTTATAGCAGCAGCGATAGCTTTTCTTGTAGCAGGAATAGCAGTATTTGTTACTCAGAATGAGACAGCGAGAGAAGCAGTTGGCAAAGCTTGGGATTGGATAAAAGAAAAGGTAGGCGGAGCAGTAGACTGGACAGAAGAAAAGTTTGAAAAAATCGTAGAATTTTTCAAAGACAACTGGGCGGGCATACTACTTTTTATAGTCAATCCGTTTGCAGGAGCATTTAAGCTTCTATACGACAACTGCGAAGGATTTCACAACTTTGTGGACGAATGGCTTGGAAAAATAAAAGATGGATTTGATACAGGGCTAGAGTTTATCAAAGAGCTTCCGGGCAAAGCGTTAGAATGGGGCAAAGACCTCATAGACGGATTTGTAGACGGAATTAAGGGCGGAATAAACAAAGTTGAAGATGCAGCCGGAAAGGTTGCAGGAAAAGTAAAGAGCTTTTTACACTTCTCTGTTCCGGACGAAGGACCACTTGCTGATGCAGACGAATATGGTCCAGATTTTGTCGATTTATACGCTTCTGGAATTCGAGATAATATATCAAAGATAGAAGATGCAGCATCTGATATGGCGATTGGCCTCAAGACAAGCATGAATCCGGATATTGATTCGAAAAAAGATACGAAAAGCAATAATTCCGACGACAGAACTTTAATCGCTAATATCAACATAGGCGGAAAAAAAGTGGCGACAGTAATGACTCCACTTGTCGTGCGACAGATGAACAGAGATAACAGGAATAAAGAGGTGGTGACAGGAGCATGATAAAGCTTTACTATAACGACGAAAGTACTGATGATTATAAAATCAAGGTCAAAACCCGACCAAAAATCCCGACTTCTGTACATAGATATACAGAAGTCACTATTCCGGGCAGAGACGGAGTGCTTCACAAAGACGAAAAAAGCAATGAAGATATACAGATAGATGTTGAATTTAACTTCATATCTGAAAACTATATGCACATTTTGAGAAGAATCAAAAGCTGGTTTATCGCGACAGGCAAATTATCGTTCTCATATGACAGAGATTTTTTTTATAAAGTAAAAAAAATAACATTTGACACAGCAGAGGTCACAGCAAAAAAGCTGGTTAATTTCACAGCGCATTTTACATGCGAACCATATTTATACAGTGAAGATGGTCAACAAAAATTAAAAAATCCGACACAACTTTACAATGAAGGGTATGAAGCATGCCCACTTTACAAGATATATGGAGAGGGCATTTGCGAACTTACGGTTAATGAAAAGACGGTAAAGGCAAATGTCGGTCAGAATATGATAATTGATGTTGAAAGAGAGCTGGCATATAGAGATGATGGAAAAATTATGAATACTTATACGTCAGGCCACTTCGAGGACTTACGCCTGAAAGGTGGGAATAACACAATTTCAATAACAGAAGGCTTCACGCTTGAAATTACTCCGAATTGGAGGTGGTATTAATGATTCAATTATACAAATCGGATAATACGAATTATGACTACAATGGTAATTTCATCATTCATCCAGAATCTTGTGATTTAGAAGCAGAGTTAAACGGAGCATGGACGTTAACTATCGTATATCCTCGCATCGACGATGATGAGGTATTCAACGAAATAAAAGCAGATGCGGTTATAAAAACAGACACTTGGCTTGATGAAGCTCAACTTTTCAGAATTTATAACATCGATAAGACAGATGATGACGTGACTGCATATGCACGGCCTATTTTTTTCGATGCAAAAAATGAAACAATGCTGCTTGACGCTCGTCCAACGAATTGTACAGGACAAGTTGCACTAGATAAGATGTGTGCGGGCACAAGATATTCAGGAGAATCGGACATCAAAGATATTGCAACAGCGTATTACGCCAGAAAGAATCTGATAGAAGCGATTAGCTCTAGCGACGAAAACTCTTTCCTGAGCAGATGGAAGGGCGAAATTCTTTACGATAATTACAAAATAATTATAAATAAGGCAGCAGGACAAGACAGAGGTGCATCTGTTAGATTCGGCAAGAATATGACAGCAGTTGAGCAGGATATAAGCTATGATGATATAGCGACAAGAATCATTCCTGTCGCATATAACGGATATATGCTCGATGGACAAAGCCCTTGGGTAGACAGTGAGTATATAAACAAATATGCAACTGTACATACAAAAGTGATTGAGTATTCAGATATTAAGTTAGCTGAAGATACGACTTCTTCTGACGAAACAGGCTACGCAAATATATTAATGCTAAGAGAAGCATTAAAAAAGAGGTGTAAAGAAGAATTCGATGCCGGAATTGACCTGCCGGCGATAACATACAGAGTAGATTTAGTAGAGCTATCGCAATATGAAGAGTACAAAGACGTTAAAGATTTAGAAAAAATCTTTCTCGGAGATACAGTTCTCTGCGAGAATGACAATTTGAACATATCAACAAAAGCAAAAGCAATAAAGATTACATACGACTGCATTAATCAGTGCAATACAAACGTTACACTTGGTGATTATGAAGCTAATTTTTTAGATGATATGTCATCAAATGTAAAGACTATGTTGAATAACATTGATGAAGCAGGGAATGTAAAAGGTGAGAGCATTGCAGGACTCATCGATTTGATGCAGACGAAATTAAAAGCGTCAAGGGAAATTGCAAAAAAGCAAATAGAAAGAGCAATTTTATTCGAGGACAATGATCCTGACAGCTCCACGTTCGGAGCAATGTCATTAGGAACGACAGGTTTTCAAATCGCATCGGAGAAAAATTCATCAGGTGACTGGATATGGACGACATTTGGAACAGGCGAAGGATTTGTGGCGAACTGCATCATTGCGGGAATCTTATATTCTCAGAATTATGTTGAAAATAAGCAAGGCGTAAAGATAGATTTGAACGCAGGACTTATAGAAGCGTTTAATCTAGCGTGGAAGGCTGCATATAGTCAAATGACAGCTGATGGAAAACTAACAGTTAAGGACATTATAATAAATGGCGGCTCTTTTAATATAAATGATATGTTCAAAGTATCGAAAGACGGAAAGCTATCGTGGAACGCAAGCAAAAGCAAGATGAGCGAAGACGGAGCAATGGAATGTTCGTCGTTCAAAATGACGGGTGGGAGCATTCATGTGGAAGCAGCAAGCAGTGTTGAAAACATCCTTGAATTTAAGTATGGAGAGAATACAATAAAAATAACTCCAAGCGGTATCAGAATCTCAGACAACAAATATCAATTGGAATTAATTAATCATACAGTTATGATTTTTGACAAGAGTACAAATACTGTAGCATCGATCAGTGGAACAGGAATAAATTACACCGATGGAAAGACAGTAAAGATTAATCTTAATGCTAATGGAGTGGAAGTTAGCTCTTACAGCTCGGCTGATAAAAAAACAATATTAACGCCTGGAGCAGTAAAACTCCAAGACGGTTCTAAAATAAACATAATCACAGCATCATCAGAATTAGGATAGAAAGGAGCAAACAATGAGTGCACTTAAATTAAGAACAGATGAGCATATGCTTACAGTTGTTGAAAAGCCTGTCATCAGTGCAGGCGGTAACAATATCGATAGAATTGAAGTAGAGTTCGACTCTTCGTGGGATAGCTTTTCAAAGACGGCGATTTTTACTGACGAAACAAACAAATCGTCATATTCAGTTTTTGCTGGAAATACTGCAATAGTTCCAGCGACAATATTGAAAAATGCAGGAGAAATCTCGATAGGCATATTCGGAATAAATGCATTGAGTCAAATGACATCAGGACTTGTCAGATACAATGTAAAAGCAGGAAAAATCATTGAAGAAGTCATTCCTGCGCCAGGCGACAGCGTGTTTAAGCAATTAATGAATGCGTATGCAGTAGTGGAGCAGCAGCTTAGAGATGTATATGCAGACATTGAGAAGAAAGCAAGCATTGATGATACGACTATGAGTAGCGAAAAAACGTATAGCTCTACGAAAGTAGAGAGCTTGATTGCGAATTCTAACTATAAGAAAGCGTCTTTGAAGCAGACGATAACAGCAGGAATGAACGGAGGCACAGTCTACATTTATCAGCTTGCAAATATCGTGCTAATGAGATTTAGCGGATGTGCACTAACGAGTCCAGCAACAGATAAAACATGGTTAACGTATACAAGTGAGATAGCAGAGACGATGTATGACGTATCACAAGCTATAAGCGGGGCAACAATCACCCTCGCAGCAGGCACAAGAGAAGTAAAAGTGACCTCGGCAGGAGGTGTAGTATCTGGAATGTTAACATTCTTGGTAACTGCAACAGATGACTATACAGATTTAACTATAAGCGATATTCAGAATTCCATATCAGAGATAAGCGCAAGCGTAGATGGAATAAATAAGAAGTTAGATGATGTATTAGACCTCGGATTGTTTGTTGAAAATGAATACGTGGACTATAAAGGCGTATTCAAGGTATACAACAAATGGCATAGGACAGGATATGTTGAGCTTGCAGATGCAAGCAAGGTAAATATCATTTGTGACGATACGAATGTGGCAAATTCAAGATTTAATGCATTTTATGACGAAGAAAAAAATTTCATCTCGCGTGCGTACTTCGGAATTAACACAGTTCCAGGCAACGCAAGATACATTAGTCTGAGCTGCAAATCTTCAGCGAATATAAGTTGCAAAAAAATCACGGAAAAAGTAGAGATAGTTGAGTTGAATAGAGATATTCAGAATGCACTTATTCAGTCTACAGCTAAAAAAAAGACAGATGAAAACGAAGTATTTACAGCAATGCACATCACAGATATACATGGACGTCAGGACTTATTTAATAGACTTGTAGAGTTCTCAAACTACTACTATTCGAATTTAAACATGATTCTGCACACAGGAGACTATGTCTACAAGGGACAGGAGGACTTCGTAGATTTAATGAGCAATGCAGAAGAGATAAATAATGTGCTTTTTTACAATGTCGTAGGTAATCACGATCAGTATGTGTCAGGTGGTGACAGGAGCCAGGCAGGAAAAGCTCTTACATACGAAAAAGTAATAACGGCAACGACGAGAGACTGGCAAGGATTAAATGTGACGTACATGTCAGGAGATTATTCGATGACATATTATAAAGACTTTCCGGGTTCGAAAATCCGCTTAGTCGTATTGGATGACTACTATAACATATCAGAGCAGGCAGAATGGCTGAGAGGCGTGCTTGAGCAGGCGAGAACGAATGGATATCAGGTCATAACTGCAAAGCATAGCAAGACAAATAACATCACAACTCGAATATCTTGCTTTAATTCAAAAGACACATATACGGGCAAATACGATACTACTTTTGAGAATGTCATAAAAGAGTTTATCGACGCAGGAGGCGTACATATCTGCAATTTGTGCGGACATGAGCATATTGACGAAGTCGGCTACACGGCAAATGGAATATTGAATATCGTAGCAGAATGTGTCACAGATGACGTCTATTGGCAGAATTGCAAAAGAGACAAAGGGACAAAGACATATGATTGCTTCAATATCGTGTCTGCTGACACGAATCAAGGACTTATCAAGATAGTCAGAGTCGGGGACGACAACGACATTTATATGAGAAGAAAACAATACACATGCATCGACTATATAAATAAGACAGTCATAGCATGAGAAAGGAGCACATATGTATATCACAAGTCATACGATAGTCACAGCCGGAGCAGTTCTGGCAGCAGTAACAGCATTTATATCTATGTTTGTCGCATTGATAAACTGGCTAAATAAGCAAAAAAAACAGGACGTAGATATAAAGAAAATAAAAAAAGAAATGACATTAGTATGTTATTGTATGTCAGCCTGCCTCGATGGGCTGGCACAGCTTGGCTGTAATCATACAGTACCAGGCGCAAAAGACAAATTAGACAAATACATAAACAAAGCAGCACATGACCAGGAAGAGGAGGAATAAGCATGGAAAATTTAATCAGCAACTTATCAACAATATTAATAGCTGTAGCTATCATATGCACAGTTACGTCAATCATCACACAGTTTACAAAAGAATGGGGAATGCTCAAAAAAGTGCCAACGTCGTTAGTAGTCGTGATACTATCTACTGCTATAACAATAGTAGTCTTTATCGCATTTATGAGTTATAAAAACTACACTGTAACGTGGTATATGCTCTTAGCAGCAGTTGTCACAGGAATAGTCATAGCGTACATAACCTGCAACGGCTGGGATAGCCTAATAAAATTGTTTAAAAGATTTTATAAAAAGGATTTGAAAGGAGATGACGAAGATGATATTTAATGTGCACGCAGGACATGCTCCGTTCGGAATAGGCGGAGCTTCAGGAGCAGTAGGAGTATTGAATGAAAGCAATGAAGCACGAAAAGTCAAAAACGCAGTAATCATTAGATTACGTGAGAAAGGACATACAGTTTATGACTGCACTTGCGACAAAGCATATACACAGAATGCGATATTGTCGCATATAGTCAATTTGTGCAATAAGCATAAGGTTGACTTAGATATATCAATTCATTTGAACAGCGGAAGAAATGACTATGCTGGAGATGCCTCGACAGGAGGAGTCGAGGTGTACGGATATAATGAAGAGAAGAAAAGCATAGCAGATAGGATATGTATGAATATCTCAAATGCTTTGAATATTCGTAATCGTGGCTTCAAAATAAATCAATCGTTATATGTATTAAGAAAAACAGTAAGTCCGGCTCTACTGATAGAGTGTTGCTTCGTCGACGACAAAGACGATGCTAACGCTTGGAATGCTGATAAATGTGCAGATGCAATCGTAAAAGGCATATTAGGCGAAGAGATAAATGAGATAGCAAAAGTAGAGAGTAAAAAAGAAAGCTCACTACACTACAGAGCACATATTGAAGATGTCGGATGGGATATAGTCAGACAATCAGGAGAAGTGGCAGGAACGACAGGAGAGTCGAAAAGACTTGAAGCAATAAAGATAGACTGGCCAGAACACGAAGTAGAAGCAGCAGCACATATAGAGAGCATCGGATGGAAAGACTATGGAAAGATAAGCAGAGACACAGTGATAGGAACGACAGGAGAGTCGAAAAGACTTGAATGCTTAAGGCTAAAAGGCAACTTTAGATACAGAGTTCATATTGCAAAATTCGGCTGGAGCGCTTGGATAAAAGCTGACGGAATCGCTACACTCGGCACAGTAGGTCAGGCACTTAGCATTGAAGCGATTCAGATAGAAGAGTTAATATAAATTAAATATTGATGTGTAAAATCCCGGACAAAAGTCCGGGATTATTTTTTTGAAAAAATTGTAAAAAATCCTTGACTATACCCCATTGAGGGAGTATAATATATACATAAGATAAATCAAACACAAGAAAGGACCTCGAAAGAGGCAAGGTGAAAAAATATGAGAGCAAAAATGGAAAAACTTGGAAAAAAATTAGAAAAACTTACAGGGGGAAAATTAAGATTGATGGACCATGCAGTTCTTGATAGAGAGTGGGAGCAGGATGGATACAGATATTTCTTAATAAGTGAAATTGGCAAAGAGGAATATATGTATAAGACACAAAGAGATACAATCATTGCACTGGAAGAAATGATAGAAGATATAAAAATGAGAAAGGAGGCTTAAAAATGGATATAAAAAAAATAAGAGAAATAAGCGGCTTATCACAGTCGCAATTCTCAAAAAAATATAGAATCCCAGTAAAAACGATAGGAAACTGGGAGCAGGGCGTGAGAGAATGCCCTGAATATGTACTGGACCTGTTGGAACAGTATGTATTAGAAGATAAGAAAGAAAAGGAGTTTAGAGAAAAAATGGATGCAAATATAACATTAGAGATGACGAATGATAGCGATTATAGAACTATTCCGGAATTTAAAAACAGAATGGTAAGTTACAGAAAGATATGGATATATGAGGAGATTCCAGAAAAGAAAGCTCCTAAGGAGCTCAGAGAGGAAGGACTTAAAGGCTCCGGAGCCGGCATAACATATGGCATATACTTTAAGTCAAATACTGCGGGTGAAATGTATGGAAAATACTACAGAAGATACGCGAGACATATCGCGTACGCGCCAAAAGTGTTTGAACAAGACGAATGGTTAAAAAGAATAAAAAAGACAGATGGGAGAATAAAAGTAAAAGATGATGAGATGAAGATAAGGATGAAAAAATGTTTAGATGTATATAATTGGTGCGATATAGAAATATATAGCAACAAGGAATATGATGGGGAAAGTAGTATAGACGAAAGATATGATAAATACATAGAAGCATATTTGAAAAGATATGTCTTTGAAATGGAATTGCGAATAAAAATTAGCGAAGAGGACGCAGCCAGATTAAAAAGGGTTGCAGAGCTGAGAGCAGAGCATCTACAAAAAGTTATTTGGAAAGACCTGTCAGCAAGAGTTTAGCAGAAATCCCGGACAAAAGTCCGGGATTATTTTTTGGGAAAAATTACAAAAAATCCTTGACTATACCCCAATGAGGGAGTATAATACATATATAAGATAAATCAAACACAAGAAAGGACCTCGAAAGAGGCAAGGTAAAAAGATATGAAAGACTTAAAAGGAACAGAAAAACAGGTTGTATGGGCTACAGAGATAAGAGAAGCAGCAGTAAAATTATGGGACAAATGGGAAGCAATGGGCTGTGGTTCTTACGAGGCAGAAACAATAAAAAATATATTTGAAAATGAAGATAGGGCAACTTGGTACATTAACAATCGAGAACCTCTTAAATCAATAAGTGGTATCGAACGTATATGCTCCATAATAATGAATATTGTTGAGCCAGATGAAAAAAAGTTCGACGAATGGGTAATGGTTGATGGATTTGTGAGATTTGAAACACAGACAGTATATTTGTATTATCAAAAATGTGACGAGTTTATAAAAATTGTCAAAGAGAATGGCTATAGATGGGACGGCGACGCTTGGTACAAAAAGGTGGATAATTATATAAAAGAGGAGTTTGAAATATCAAAAAAATTATATGATAACGGATTTGCAATAAGCATTTCTGACAGAAAAATTAGAAGACGATTAGTAGAACAGTAAAAAGCATGCTCCTGGTAAAAATCAGGAGCATATTTATTAAAAAAAATAAAAAAACTCTTGACCATACCCCAATGAGGGAGTATAATATATACATAAGATAAATCAAACACAGGAAAGGACCTCGAAAGAGGCAGGGTAAAAAAATATGAGATATGTAAGATTTGGAGAGATACCACCAGAAGAAAGAAGCATTAATTTCAGGAAAATGTCGCTAGACGACAATAGTGATTTCACATGGGAGTGTGAGCACTACGGAGCAGAGCTTGCATATTCAAGGGTAAAAGAGAAAGAACTTGAAGCTGGAGTATCTGTTTTCGCAGCAGATGAAAATGGCAATGTAATCGCAGACACAGATGTTTTAAAATCTGATTTAGACTTTAGATTAAAAGAAAAATGCGTGGCATACCTTGTTGAAGGGGAAGAAGTTGGCAAAGGAGTGGATGGCGAGCCACTTATAAAAAATATAAAAATAATAAAAAAACTGTAGGAGGAGACATGGAGGCATATATCGATTATATAGCTAAGGGAATCTTAGACATAGATACACCGGACTGGATAGAAGTTAAAATATTGGATACAGATACACAAATAGCCGCGGCAGATATCAAGAAAAATATAATTTACACAAAAAAGGGAACAGATGAAAAAATGCTCTTCTTTGCAATAGCGCATGAACTGAGACATATGTGGCAGGCTAAAAATAAAAAAGATTTTTTGATAAAATTTGATAAGTCAAAAAAGGATATTAAGTGTTATAATGAACAAGAAGCAGAAGTAGATGCTAATGCGTTTGCAGCTGCGATAATGATGCTGATGTTTGGAATAAGACCACTTTTCAAAACGTTGGGCGAGGAGACAAGAGAAAAAATATATGTACAAACAGAAATTATCATGGACGAGCTTGAACAGGAATATTGAACAGGAATAAATGATGTGGTCAATGACCACGGATTGACCACATCAAGAAAAAAGTGATAAAATACAATAGAACTCAATAAAAAGTAATATGTGAGAAAAACACGCACATATAGCTATCGTACAAAGTAAATAAAAAGTGATAAAAAGCAATAAAAAACGATAAAATATATAGTTCATACACACGGAACA